CGGCTTTGCTCCGGCAATTGGTCCAAAGGGATGTTCATATCCCGCTACCCATTTCTTTCTTCAAGCCCATTTCACCGGCGACCTGACGTTCCTTACTGTCGGTCTGCGTCTTGGCAATCATCAGCTTCCCGCGGATATCTTCGAGGGACATATTTTTCTTTTCGGCGATTTTGATCATTTCCGTATCGCGGTTCATATTTGCGACCTGGATATCTGTGTTCGCCTTCAATTGAGCCACCTGCAACTGCATCTTGATTTTCTCCATTTCAGGATCAGGCGGCGGCGGATTCTGTTGCGCGGCCTTCTCGTCGGCGGCAATCTCGTCATCGCTTTTAACAACGTCATTGGCCGGGATCATATGGGCCTGGATAAGCTTCCGGTAAAGCGAGACAGTTTTTGTGTATCTCCCGAGAACAGGGTGGTTCGAGAACTGCAAGGCGATCTGCATCAAATTCTGCGCCTGCACTTCGCGGACAAGCAGGACGCTTGAGCCTCGGGCGTCCACATCATAATCGCCCTTGATTTCTTCCTTTTGGCTGTGCTGCATGTTCCAGTCGTAAATGCGGCGAAGATTCTGCGTCGTGTAATCGTCGTCCCAATTCTTGACCACCCGCCGGAAAACAACGTTGACGCTGTTCATAAGCATCGACATGCCGCCGGAGGTTTGCGTTTGGTGAGATCCGCTTTCCCCTTGAGCCACGGCCGGCAGATTGGTTTCGTCATCCGCGAACTGCTTTGCAAGCTTGATGACGTTGATCATTTCAGTTTGGTTGCCGTCGATACTCGCGGTTTTAAACGCATGGTCCAGACTTTGCCCGGCCCGCAATTTCTCGGCATACCAAATTTTCCGGGGCGTCAACTCCCACCGGCCATCTGCCGGGGAAACAATGCTTTTGTTCACAATAATCTGCGGCCCGGTTGAGAGGGCGCTGTTATCCATGATCATCCGCCACGCGGCATTCAGGGCCCGCTGGCTATCCCGCATCAAGTGAGGAATACCGAAGCCAAAGATGCAGTTGTCGTCCTTTTCAAGATTAAAGACGCTGTAAAGACTTTCGCCGCTATCGAGGGGGTGAGCCCCAAACTTCAGAAGCTTGCCGTTGCCGAACCAGACGACAGCCAGCATTTCCTTCAGAGGGTCTTCCAGGACTTCCTCGAAATCCTGCATAAGCCTGACATCGCCGACACATTCGCAAATCGTCCGGAGATCATCACCGTCGATCGGGCCGTGGTATTCCCATACCTCATACCGTTTTTCAAGTTGGGCGCCATCCTGCACGATACTGCGCATCTGGTTGACGAAATCGGGAACCGTCGATAACTCGCCCTCGCGGATCATCGACCGAACAGCATCCTTGTCGAATCCCGGCAACCGAGCCAGCTCCCTCAAGGATTTTTTTGTAAGCAGGTGACGCTCAAAATCGAACGTCTTTTCCATCGTGTTCCGGGCGTCCATTTCCGGGAAATAGTTCAGCGGGTCCACAACAACGAAATCCGGCCGGACGCTGGATACGTCATCCAAAACATGCATTACCTTGCCGTCTTGACCTGTGTGGGCCTGCCACCGTTTTTTTACCTTGTTGGCGACAACGGGGCCTTTAATAACGCCGGTTCCAAGGACGCAGGCATGATGAATGACCTGGCGGCTTTTAATATTATAATGGCTGGTCGTGAACTGGTCGGATATCTCCAACTCCATGGCCGCGGCTCTTGTGTTGGCTTCCTCAACAACGACAAGCGCCGCGTTGGAAACATTCGGGTCCTTGTTTTTAACCGCCGTCGCAAGTTCGGGAACCGGCGTCGGCTTGATCCCCCAATTCTTTTCGTCCGTTGGGAACAGCATGTCTGACAAACGGGCCTCCCAACCATTAACCTTGTTCTTCGTCAAATTGACAAAAACCTGAGAATTGTTATCCCCGAGGTTTTTCAACGTGTCCTGATCATATTGCCCGTAGAATTGCGTCTGGTCCGATATCCAGCGGTTTTCAACATGCTGCCGTTTTGTCACCTGCTCTTTTGCCAGTTTGTCCAGTCCGCCGATAATGCCCGCCAATTTTTCGACAAGCGCGGCCCGGTTCGCGGCCTCTTCCTCCGGGCTCATAACTATGACCTCGGCAATTTCTTCAGGTTTTTCAGCAAGATTAGATTGCATTAATATCCGGCCTTTCTATCGCCAACAGGGACAGAAACAAGGAAGTCCGATTTTTCAAAAGGCTCAACAATTGCGTACTGCAATCCACTGACAACCAAATACCGGGTTGCATCCATCAAATGATCAAAACTTTTGATCGGTTGCCCCGAAACGCTTCTCCGGTACAGGCGGTACTCTGCAAACCAGCTTTGGCAGGTGCTAAAGACTTTCATCCGCCCCGTCGCCAGCCTGCCCGCAACCGCGTAAATTCCTGCCTCGACCGCGTTATCGGCCTTTTCAAGGTCGAGCCCGAGATCCATGTAGATTTCCATCAGGATTTCACCATCCCGTTGGCCCGCCCCTCGGGAAGCCGGATCGATGACGCCCGGTATCCAGTCGCCTCGCGCCTTAATCGCGTCAGCGTGAACAGACGGCAATTCCTTGCCCCGGTAATGCTCCGTGTAAAGATAGATGATGTCCGAATCCCGGTCCCAGGCTCCGAATATCGCCGCCGTTTTCTTCCAGCCGACATCAAGCCCAAACACCCGCGGCCAATGGCTCGGTATCTTAAACGGGTCAACCTTGATTTCGTCTTCAGGCGTAATGTAGATAGCGCCCGCACCAAGCGACGGAATGCCTTTTGTTCTGGCATCCCTCAGATGTGGCGGCGTTGATTCCCTCAGTTTTTCCTTTGTCTCTTCATCCAGATGCGGAACGTCATCCCAACCGGCCTGAACACGGTATTTACTTTTGCTGACTGCCGGCATCATCAATGTCCTCCGGCAACCCAACTTCCCCGCAATAGGGGCAAAAATTTGTATCCTGTTGCCACCGATGCCCGCGGTCACAAATTATCGTGGGCTTATCTTTTGGTCGGCGCCGGGTCCGGAAATTAAAACTGCTTTCGAAACTTGTGTAAATCATTATTCCCCCGGCTGGTATTCCTGCGGCATGAACCCAAGGACAACCTCGCTCATACCCTCAAGCGGCGTGAACGTTATGAAAACCCGGCCTCGCGTCGTCGCTGTCCGGATCAAGCATTCTCCGTAAATATCAACCGGCGGTTCCTCGTCCAGCCAAATCCCGTCCTGTGCCGTACCTTCAAAACTACCGCGCCCTTGCTGGTAAGACTTGAGCCCGAGGACACTGGTGCCGCCGTCCACATGCTTGACGCCGATCGTATCAATAAGATTGGAAACACCCTGTTTCCACGCGATCGCCCCCATATCCAGAAGATCGCCTGGGATCATCCCCGTCCCGTCAACAATTTTCCTCTGACCGTCATAAATGATATTGCCCAACAGCTCTTTTTGGACGATATCCCGCGTTGTCTCGTTGGTTTTTCCCGCGGCCCAATATCTTCCTGCGCGGTCCCGTCTCCAGCCCGGCCACCAATCTGGATATTCACCCGTAAGGTGTCCGGTCATCTCGAAGGCCCCCGAAACCGTCTTTCCAATACGATTCGCGGCCATGAAACACCGCTCGGTATATTCAGCGCCAGCCGTGAAAAACTCGACATGCCGCGGATACAGCTCCCGGCGAAATTCGCCAGTCGCCGGGAATAAGCCAAAAAAATACCGGCGTTTCTGGCGCCGGTCCTTTTCTTTCAAAGCTGCGAGAAGTTCTTCGCGCTCTTTTCTGGATTTATCCTCAATTTTCGACGGCGGCATCGTTATGCTCAATCACCTTCATATTGCCGACCCTGCCTTGGAGAATTTTGATCTGGTTGTTTAGCTGGTCGTCATCGAGCGTGTGGACATGACTAACATCGACCGTCACGCTCTTGTTGTCGCCGAACATATGGGAAAGCAACTTCGCACAGATAAATTTCAGGGTATCCACCTTCAGGCGGTCCCGCATAATGTGGTCCTTCTGAAGCTTCCCGTCCTTGAAGTCATTGCTGCTATCGGACGCTACCGACCAGAGCATATCGGAAAATGCCATTGCCTGCGTCTTGCGGGCTTCCCAATACCGCTCCGCATATTCAGGGTTTTGGTGTATCCACCTGTAAAAAACATCTATGCTCGGCATCCCTTCCATCCGGCATATGTGGGTCAAGGCCGCGCCGGGCTCAACCAGCAAATTACAAATTTCATAAATAATTTCAGGGTCCGGGTCAAAGGAGGAAAAGCCGCTCCTTATCTTCTCAAAAATAGCCAAAGACGCATCATACCGGGCCTTGATATCCGGAAAGTTATTCACCCAGGCATAAAACGTCTCACGGCTCGGCGTCGTCTTCGAAAGCAGGATTTCCCGCATGTTCTTTTCGCCAAGTTCCAATTCGGCGAACATCTTCTTGATAATTTTTTCATCAGGCTCGCGCATCATATATCGCTTCGCCTTCTTCTTCACAGCCGGTTTTTTAACCATTCGAACTATACCATTCCGGGGTGAACCGATCAGCAGGCGCCAATCCATCCCGGTTTTTCAAATAATCCAAATCTTCCAGCGACATCAACCCGCCACTTCTCGCGGCTGCCGGCGCATTAGGCTGTCCTTGTCCCGCACTCCCGGCCGATCCATCGTTTGCAACACCCTCACTGGCACTGCCGTGAGATCCAACATCCGCAACCGCATTACCTTGGGCGCCCTCTGTCCCAACCGTGCCGCCGATAGCGCCCGTAATCGCACTATCAACCGCAGCAATGCCTGTTGGTGTCGTACTGCGACCGGTCGCCACATTCGCGGCCTTACCGAACAATCCCACCACCGTCATAGGCATTCCCATGAATCCCGTAACCATCGCTTTTGCCGCCTCCATAGCCGTGGCGGCGGTCGGATTTGTCACCGAATTTTGGAAACTCAGATCAACAATGGCGCCAAAATCTTTCGAATTAACCTCTGGGTGCGTGTTCAATCCCAAATCCAACTCCCGGCTTAGTTCCTCACGGCTAAGATTTGTCCTCCCGCTGAACGGACCGCTGAAACCGGAAGACGAATTCGCCCCCGTCGCATTGGCCGCATTACCGATACCCTCAACCCCGGATACATTCCCGTCGCTGTCAATACCAACCGCGCCAGTCCCGTCCGCGCTCGTTCCATTACCCCCGCCGTCGCCGCCGTCACCCGCCACGGAAAATTCGGTTGAACTGCATTGTAAATCTTAGCATTCAATCCCCTCCCTGCGCATCAAGCCGCTAAGCGACGTTCGTACAAGCCACACCGGACAAACTTCCCGTTCTTGCAGCGCCGCGTAAATGCCGTCCGGTCATCCGGAAAAACCGCCTTGATACCCCGGACAATCTCCAAAACACCACCAAACGGCGCAATGAAATCAATAAACCAAAGCTGATCACCCGCACACCAATCTTCCGGCTGCAATTTCCGCTCGCCACTGATAAACCCATGAGCCGCAATATCCGTCAACCGAGCCCATGACGCATATCCAATCACTGAACCGTTACTGTCCCGAAACAAAAAATACTGTCCGCTCAACATCGGAGGAACTATCAACCGGTTCACATCCTGCAACGTCCATTGCGAATGCGACGACGAGTTCATCATCAAAAACATGATCTGCGCGAAATGCTCGTTTGGGGTCAGGTCATTCATTGCCTAACAGCCATATCAAATTCATATATCAACAAGGAAATATCGTCATTTACGTCCCTTGACCAAAAACTGAAATCCTTGGAAAAATGGCCGGCGATTAAACCGTCACTGGTACATAAATATCGATATTTCGACATATTATTTTGCTCGGATGGCAGGGGATTATACTCGCTCATTTTCATTTCCAGCCGAGGGTGATAAATCTCCATTAAAAATTCAGGATGTGAAAATTTTAACATTTGCTCAGGATGGCTGCCCCGTAAGGTAATCATAGCAAAATTCCCTCAATGGAAAATTTCGCGCCGATTTTTTTAAAGCCGGTCATAGGGGAAGGTACCCCCCGTATTTTTTTCGCCGATCCGTGAGAAGTAGGGTAATAAAAAGCTACGGCCCCCGCCCGCCGCGCACTCAGGGTCCCCCGGTGGGGGCAAAATCCGGTCCGGCAAAAACAATCCCAAAACGGCAAGGCCCCTACCAATCTGCGACACCAGTGCGACATGGCCCAAACCATTGAGCCAAATAATCCAATACAATCAAGGGCTTGCACAACAAAGGCCGGCTGATTACTAATCAGCCGGCCCAGTGCATTGCGCAGCATTCTGATTCTGGTTTTTAAGTTAGCACTAGCACTGATCACGGAGCAAGCCTTTTTTGTGGCGGCGCGAATGGTCAAAGTATGAAGCCATGACCGACAGGCCAACCTGGACCATGGCCCGAGCCTCTACCGATTTGTTGCCAGAGTATCCGAGATCCCGCAATGACTTGAACTCACAGGCCAAAGCATGAATGACCGGCGATGCCCTCGGACCGGCGGCGATGCTGGCATTGCGGTATGCGTTGGCTGCATCCTTGGCGCGGAGATAGACCCATTCCGGACCATCACCAGAGCCGCCGCCCGGTGACATCAGGTCGAGGCTTGCATAATGCGGGGACAGCCTGGAATCGGCG